GTGCTGGACGTTGTGGCTCTCGAACGACGACTTCCGGACGACCGTCCACGTCGGGTCTTCGTAGAGCCGCTGGAGGCTGTTCGTCTCGTCGTCCGGCGGGTTCGCGATAGCGACGAGCCGGTCGCGCTGGTCGGAGACGAGCGACTCCATCGCCTCGAACGTCGCCTCCGTGACGTCGTCCTTGTCCGCCTCCTCGATGATCCCGAGAACGTACCCCGAGTGAACACCTTCGAGCTCGCCGGCGTCACTCGGCGAGGCCGCCTCGAAGTACTGCTCCGGCTCGCCGTCGATCTCGATGCGGGGCGGCGAGCGTTTGTACGTCCCGGGGAGCCCGGCGCCGCCGAGCGCGTTCGCGTGGAGTTGCTCAACTGGCTTACAGAACGTCCGCTTCAGCTTCGGGTAGGTGCCCGACGTCGCCAGCACGGACGCCGGGTGGTACGCGACGAGCCAGACGACGGTGACGCACGCGAGGATGAACGACTTCCCGATACCGTTCGCCGTCTGGACGAGCACCTTCTCTTCCTGGACGAGCGTCCGGCAGATGTCGCGCTGCGCCTCGGTGACCGTGACGTCGAGGTAGTCCTCGATCGCGTCCTCGAGCCACGTCGAGTCCTGCCGCTTCGCGCGCTCGGCGTAGTGGTAGCCGAGGTCACGGACGTTGTCGATGCTCTGCGTGCTCATCTCAGTCCTCGTAGGCGGCCTTCATCCCGTCGAGCAGCTCCTCGTGGACGTTGACCTCGACCGTCGTGTCGTCCGGCGTGTCGAGCAGGCCGAGGTCTTTCAGCCACATCCGGACATCCTGCGAGACCGTCTTCTCACCGCGGATCACGGCCGCGGGCTTGTACTCGTAGTACTCGTCGCCCTGGGCCGTTCGCTTCTCGCTCCGGTCGACGAGTTCGTGGCCAGACTCGAGTCCATCAGGGCGCTCGTCGGGCCAGTCGTCGGCGCGGAGTTCGGTCTTGTGGAGGCCGACGGCGATCCCGAACAGTTTCAGGTCGTCGCCGGTCAGCGGCTCGCGGCCGTGACGGCGCTCGTACTCCTCGCGGTAGTCCTCGTAGACCTGATCGATGAGGTCCTGTTCCGCGTCGGACCGCCGCTGGTAGTACGCGTTCCGCTCGGCGTACATCTCGTGGCGGGCGGCGTTGTCGTTGTTCTCTGGAGCGCCCGAACCTTCACGAGAGCCGCCATCAGAGGCCCCGCCGTGAAACTTACACGGGCCAGTGTCGTTGTCGGTCCCCCAGCCTTCGGGATGGCCGCATGGCTCGCCGCTGCGGTTCGTCCCGGGACAGCCATCGTTCATGAGGTGATTGTTTCGTGAGCAGGCTACGGCGCCGCGCAGACCACGCAGTCAGCGTCGTCGCACGTCTCGCGATGCGACGTCTCCTCGTCGGCGACGGCCTCGATACAGCTCCAGCACTTGTCGCGGAACCAGCCGCGGTTGTCCTTGTTCTCGACTGGGTCGCCGCACCGGTCGCACGTCGCCATCAGCTCTGCGCGTCGGCGTCGCCGTCACTCGCGTCGTCGGTCGCCGCGTTGTACTTCCGTATCTCGCCCGGCTTCACGCCGATCCACTTCGCGACGCCGGCGACGGCCAGCCGAGCGAGGTCCGACGTCGGGATCGCGCCGAGGGCGACGCCCAAGAGGAGGAGTTCAAGATCGGTCATCGGAGGTTCGTTCGGTACTTCGCGTCGGATCGGTCGGTATACAGCTCGATCGCGTGGTCCCAGCAGTAGCACAGGTATTCTTTCGGGTCGCGAAAGCGAATCGCCTTCTCCGGGTAGGAGTCGCACCCACGATGCTGACACTCGTCCGGCGCATCGTCGCGCGAGGGCTTCTCCTCGAAGCCGTCGTCGAAGTTACTCATCGCTGGGTCCGGACTGCTGTGCCTCGCGGTACGCCGCCCAGAACTCGGCGAGGTCCTGGAACTCCATGCCGTTGTACGCGCCGAGGATTGCCACGATGAACGCCGTCGTGAACGTCGGGTCGCCACCGAGCGACAAGCCGTACGCGCCGAGCCCGATGATCCCGGCGTTGACAAGGAGTGAGCGGGCCGCGACGAGTGTGCTCTTCATCTTAGGCGTGGAGGTGTCTTTGCCGCTCTCGATAGCGGCCCGGTGTTCGTCGATGGCCGCATCGCGACAGTACCACGGCCGAGAGTGTTGCGTCGTCATGAGGCATCCATCAGGGGCTGGCAGTCACATGGTCGCTCAGCGTCAAGTCGGAGCCCGCACTCTGAGCATCGGTTCGGCCGGTATCGCGACGGGATGGGTGGATTAGAAGACATGAGTGGTCAGCGGTACTCGCGAAGGTCAAGCGGGTCGTCCATCGAGAGCCACGCCTGTCTGCTCGACGGGTCGTAAAACGCGAGCGGACTCGCCTTCCCTTCAGTCGTGACGACGGAGACGTCGTCGGCGTCGAACTGGTGGCTGGCAGTGGGGTTCTGGTGTCTCATGTAGACTCGAAGGCGCGGTCGTCGATCGGGTAGAAGCCGGTCATCCCAGCGTCGCTCACGCCATGACAGGACGCAATCGACTGGAAGCGCGAGGGCACGCCGACGCCGAGCCGCTCGACGAACTCCCCGCTCGGCTTTGGACTGCCGGTCGTCACGATCGGCGGGCCGTCCCAGGGGATCATCCCGGAGACGTGGTGGTGACCGATGTACGCGAGGTCGAACTCGTGGTCCATCAGCGTCGAGAGCCACTCCTTGAGACGCGCCGATGTCGACGCTTGTGGGTCACGATCCTGCCCGTGTCGGAGGTGGCCAGTGAGCTTCCCGCCACGGAGCTCGAAGTTCCGATAGGCGCGCGCCTCGCCGATCTTCATCGCGACGTTCGCGAATTCGTCGTGTCGGCGTCGGAGCGCGGCGATCGTGTTCCGGAGGTTCTTGTACGTGATCAGGTCGGCGTTCGCCTGCTTGCTCGTCCCGTCTGCTCGGATGTCGCCGTGGTTGCCGATCTGGCAGACGATGACGACCTCCTCGAAGCGCTCGGCGTACGCGTCGACCAGTCGCAGGAGCGGGTCGTGGAGGAGGTCGATCTGCTCGTCCATGAACGCCTGGACGTCGCCGTTCGCGAGCTGCCCCTCGTACACACCTTCGCCGGTGACGAGATCGCCACCGAGCAGCACGTACGCTGTGTCGTACGTGGCGTCGTGGACGTCGGCGAGGTGAAGCGACCGGCGTGTTGCGTAGTCGATGACGTCCGGGATGATATCGGGCTCGTACACGACGGTGCCGTCGTCTTGCCGGACGAAGTCGCCGGCGTGGACGTCCGTCAGGTGGAGTACCCAGTCCTCGTTGTCGGGGTGTGTGTCGTACCGCGTCGTCGACGGCACATCGTTGAGACCCTTGTACTCGCGGACCAGTTCGTTATGTCGTTGCTCCCACCAGCGGTTGGCCTTCCGTGTTCGGGTGCCGATGTGCTCGCTCGAGCGGAGCGTCGAGTCGCCCTCGATAGCGACGTGGTCGGCGGACTCGTCAATGTAGACCTGCCAGCCGCGTTCGCGAAGGTCTCGGAGTCGCTGCGTGATGACGCCTGGTCGGTCGTCAAGTCGGTCGGCGAGCGTGTCGATGTCGTCGACGCCAGTCTGGAGCTCGCGAGCGATGACACGCTCGTCGTCGGTGAGGTCCGAGGGGTCTGGGTCAACGTCGGCGACCGGCGTGTCCGAGAGGTCTGGGACCGTCGGCTCAGAGTCGGCGCCCTCAGAGGCAGTCGCGTCGGTATCTGTCTCCTCTGGAGTGGACTCGTCTTCACCGAGGTCGTGGTCGCCCTCAACGTACCACTGTTTTGTCTCCGAATCGTACGCCAGCGGGACGCCCTTCTCCTTGATGTAGTTGCGATGATCCTCGACCGTTGTCGGCGCGATATCGAGTGCCGTCGCGATCTCGGTCGTGCGCGCCGGGAGCTCCTCGAGCACCTCCGCTTGTCGGTCGGTCAGGTCGTACGCTGAATAATCCATGAAAATCGGAGCTACTGCGGCCGGTCTGCCTCTGACTCGCGGACACGATACCGCAATCCATCGACGTCGACGAGGAGGTAGCCATCTGGCCCCGCAATGTCGCCGGCGGCCTCGTAGCCGACGGCTCGGCCGATGAGGTGCCGGTCGCCGAACGTGAACTCAACTTGACTGTCTGGCGAGATACTCATCTTCGATTACTCTGCGTACAGTGCGCGGCCAATGGCATAGATCCAGTCGCGGTTCGACTCGCGAAGCGCCTCTAAGTACACCCCTTTGTCAGGGCGCCGCTGTAGCGTGCCGTCACGCTCGAGGCTATTGAGGCAGTGCCACAGCGACTGAATCGTCTCGGCCGGGTCGAGGTGTCGGAGGACCTCGTGCCGGTCACACGGGTCGACAGCGCCACACGAACACGAGGTCCGCGTGTACTCGATTCGGCGGCTGCTCCCGTCAGTCCGCTCGTCGATGTCGACGCCCTCGGTGGAGTGTTCCGTTCGCTCTTGGAAGCCGATGAACACGTCCCGGATGTGCCGCGGGACGTCCATCGAGCGGAGTTCACTCTCGGGCGGGCGGTAGGTGGTCTTGATCTGCCGGAAGCACGTGGCGCACCAACGGTGGTCGGAGACGATCTGGCGGAGTGCCTTCTCACCACGGTGTCGGTAGAGGCAGCGTTCCGAGCAGAAGCTCCCACCGACGCTCGTGGCCTGTTCGCGCGGTCCGTCGCAGTGCTGACACGTGTACGTCTCTGACTGGTGTGTAGTTGCTGAAATGGAAAGTGGACGAGCGGCTAAGAAGGCCCGAAGCTGTGAACGACGAACCAAACGACCGACTGTAGTGTGTCGTCACCCGACTGTTGCTTGGCCAAACGCTTATATCGGCCGTCCTGTGTCATTCTGACATCCCGGGGATTGTCCATTCTGAGGCCGGCGGGTCGGTGTGGCGCGGCGAGCACGAGACGAGCCCTGCGTCGTGAAGCGTCCGGAGCGCGCGGTGGACTGACTTCCGTGGACGCGCCGTCTCGTAGGCGATCTGTCTGAGCGTCCGCGGCCCGCCCTCGTTGCGGAGATGAAGGTAGACGACGGTTGCTGTCGGCGGGAGGTCACCCAGTCGCTCGCGCGTCGGTCGGGGGAGGTCCGCGAGTGCGATAGCGTCACTCACCGGCTGACCTCCATGTCGCTCGTCGCAAGGAGTCGTCGCGCCTCCGATTCAGGGATGCGCCACTTCTTGGCTACTGCCTCGACGAGCTCGTCAGGGT